AACCTGCTCATCGTGCATTGCTTATAAGACGTTCGATGCCAGAACTAAGAGATGTTATATTTCAGACGCAGCAAATATATCCTAAAGCTGCACCTGGAGCAAAGTTTAAGAGTCAAGAGAATACGTGGTACTTTCCAAGTGGAGCTAGAATAGAATTTGGGTATTGCGAAAACTTACAAGATGTGTTAAGATATCAAGGACAGTCCTATTCGTGGATTGGTATAGATGAGTTACCTCAGTATGCTAATTCAGATATATGGCAGTTCTTAAAGTCATCGTTACGTACTACAGACCCTGATATACCACTGCATATGAGAGCTACAGGTAATCCAGGTAATATAGGATCAGCATGGGTTAAGAAGTTATTTATAGATCCTGCTGAACCAAACACTAGAATAACTGAGAAGATAGACTATGAGCTAGATGGTAAAACACTATCGAGCGAAATAACAAGAAAGTTTATAGCAGCGTCAGTATGGGATAATCCATATCTTACACAAGATCAGAGTTATGTTGCTATGTTAGCATCATTACCAGAAGTTAAACGTAAACAGTTTCTATATGGTGATTGGGATGTAGTAGATGAAGGTGCATTCCCTGAGTTTGATAAGACAATACATACGTGTGATAGTTTTGAGATACCTAATGGTTGGACTAAGATAAGAGCAGCAGACTTTGGATATGCAGCACATTCAGGGATACTATGGGGTGCAGTAGATTACGATGGTTGTTTGTGGATATACAGAGAGTTATATGTTAATCGTTTGACAGCAGATAGATTAGGTCAGATGATTATGGAAGTAGAAGCTGATGATGGTAGAATACAGGATGCATTACTAGATAGTTCATGTTGGGCTAAAAGAGGTGATGCAGGTCCATCAATAGCAGAGACTATGAATAGAGAAGGGTGTAGATTTAGACCATCAGACAGATCACCAGGATCTAGAGTAGCAGGTAAGATAGAGTTACATAAGAGATTGATGATTGATGAAGATACTGGTGAGCCTAAGATAAAAATATTAAAGAATTGTAAGAACCTGATCAGTCAGATAGCAGCATTACCAGTGGATGCTAGAAACCCTGAAGATGTAGATACTAAGTCTGAAGATCACTTATATGATGCACTGAGGTATATGATAATGTCTAGACCTACGAATATAAGAGTAGCGTATGAGAATACACCTAAACACCGTTACCAAGCATCGGATGCTACGTTTGGATATTAGATGTTTTGGGCATACGCTGGTATGATACTTGGGTTAATACTTATCATCGGTGTATTTGTTTATAGTCATTGGTATTAATATGAAAAAAACTAGAGATTACAAAAAAGAATATGCTAAGACACATGGTACTACTAAAGGTAAACTAGATAGAGCAGGTCGAAATAAAGCTAGAAAACTTGTACAACCTAAAAAAGGTATGGAAGTACATCATAAGAATGGTAATCCTAGAGACAATAGAAGATCAAATTTAAAAGTAATAACTAAGAAACGAAACAGAACCTTACAACCCAAAAGAAATAAGAGGAGTTAAAATGGTAGATGAAAACGAAATCTCTGCTCTTGACGATGCCAAGACAGATAAGAAGTATGATAATCTAGTTAGCTATGTTAAGTCCAGATTTGAAAGAGCAAAGACTAGTAGGTATTCAGATGAAGAAAGATGGACTCAAGCATATAGAAACTACCGTGGATTGTATGGTCCTGATGTTCAGTTTACTGAAACAGAAAAGTCTAGAGTATTTATTAAAGTAACTAAGACTAAAGTATTAGCTGCATATGGTCAGATTATAGATGTTCTATTTAGTCAGAATAGATTTCCTATAGGAGTAGAGCCTACTACAATACCTGAAGGTGTAGCAGAATCAGTACACATAGATCCTAAAGAACAAGAACAAGAAAAGGCTATGGAAGAGTTTAGGAGTATGTATGGTTCTCCTGGTGATGGTAATGATCTACAGCCAGGTGATACTACAGATATTCTAAAAGAAAGATTAGGTTCACTACAGGAAGATCTAGAAGATCTAGAAGGTCTTAAAGAAGGACCAGGACAAACACAATCTGCTATTACATTCCATCCAGCTATGGCTGCTGCTAAGAAGATGGAAAAGAAAATTAAAGATCAGCTAGAGGAATCCTCTGCAACTAAACATTTAAGGCATTCTGTATTTGAGTGTGTGTTGTTTGGTACTGCAATAATGAAGGGTCCGTTTGCTATAGATAAAGAGTATCCTAACTGGGATGAAGATGGTAAGTATGATCCATCTATTGTAACTGTACCTAAAGTAGAACATACCTCAGTTTGGGATTTTTATCCAGATCCAGATGCATTTAATATAGAAGACTGTACCTATGTAGTAGAAAGACATAGACTTACTAGATCTCAGCTACGTGCATTAAAGAAACGTCCATTCTTTAGATCTTCTGCAATAGAAGAAGCTATACTAGATGGTGAGAACTATGATCGTGAATGGTGGGAAGAAAGCCTAACTGACAATGAAGTAAGTTCAGAGTTTGGTTCAGGTAACTATTCTGGTGGTAGTGATGTAGAAAGATTTGAAGTATTAGAGTTCTGGGGTACAATAGATAAAGAGATAGCTGAAAACCAAGGACTAGAAATACCTGCACAGTATTTAAATGACGATGAGGTACAAATTAATTGCTGGACTTGTAATAATGAGATCCTAAGATTTGTTATCAATCCGTTTGTACCTAAACGTATTCCTTATGTTGCTAGTCCATACGAACTAAACCCATATAGTTTCTTTGGTGTAGGACTATCAGAAAACATGGATGATACTCAAACACTAATGAATGGTTTTATGAGATTAGCAGTTGACAATGCTATCTTATCGGGTAATCTATTGATTGAAGTAGATGAAACAAACCTAGCACCTGGTCAGGATCTTACAGTATATCCTGGTAAAATCTTTAGAAGACAAGGTGGTGCGCCTGGTCAAGCTATATTTGGTACTAAGTTTCCAAACGTGTCAAGTGAAAATATGATGTTGTTTGATAAAGCTAGAGTATTATCAGATGAGTCATCAGGATTACCATCATACTCATATGGACAAACTGGTGTGCAAGGTACAGGTAGAACTGCATCAGGTATATCTATGTTAATGGGTGCAGCCAGTAATGCTATTCGTACAGTAATTAAGAATATGGATGATTATATGCTACGTCCTATGGGTGAGGCATTGTTTGCATTTAATATGCAGTTTGACTTTGATCCAGAGATAAAAGGTGATTTAGAAATTAGGGCTAGAGGTACTGAAAGCTTTATGAAGAATGAAGTTAGATCTCAGCGTCTTATTAGTTTCTTACAGATTGCAAGCAGTCCTGTACTAGCACCATTTGCTAAGTTCCCATACATCATGCGTGAGATAGCAGCAACTATGGATCTAGATGTAGATAAGGTAACAAACAATCCTGAAGAAGCATTTAGACAGGCATTGCTATTACAACAGATGCAACAACAGATTGTAGCAGAAAACCCACAACCACAACAAGATCCTACAGGTGCAGGAGGTGGTAATATAGGAACTGGTCAAGCACCAGCACCAGGAGAGCAGGGATTTGCTACAGGTGGTGGACCTAATTCAGGAACACAACAGCAACAACAACAGGCACAAGCACCTCAAGGTGGTGGAGAACAAATACCACCAGAGCTAATGGCTATGCTACAGCAAGGAGGTGGTGGTAATGCTTGACGTTAAAACTGCTAGAGACATTTTACCGTTAGTGAATACACCAGATTTTAATGAGTTATTTAGTTTATACCTAGACTCTAAGAGGCACGATGCGCTACGTGTACTAGAGCAGAGTGATGATGAAATAGAGATATATAGAGCGCAAGGTGCTATTGCTATGCTTAGAAAGTTAAAGTCTATGCAAGTAGAAGTACAGACAGTATTAAAAGGAACTTGATATGATCAGTATAGATAGTCTAAAAGAACACCTTATAGGAAAAGAAGGTTTAAAGTTAGAAGCCTACAAGTTACCAGGTGAAAAATATTTTACTATTGGTTATGGTCATAATGGACCTGATGTAAAAAAAGGTATGAAGATAACTGAAGAACAAGCTGAAAATTTTTTAAAAAAAGATATACAAAGTAAAATAAATTTGATAGAAAAAAAATTACCTAATTTTAACGAATATAGCGAAAATTTACAAAAGTTCGTCGTAGATGGTTTTTTTAGAGGGGATCTTTCGGGTAGCCCTAAAACATTAAAATTATTAAAACAAGGTAATTTTGAAGAGGCTTCTCAAGAGTTTTTAAGAAATGAAGAATACAATGAAGCAGTAATATCAGGTAGTGGCGTAGCTTCTAGGATGGAAGATATATCAGAAGCAATGAGAAAAGAAAGTGATGCATCATTTGAAGGAACTACAACTAGAGATGATGGTAGAGAAGCTGTTGAGTTACCTACTATGAAAACACAAAGAGAGGATGGCAAAGAAGCTGTACCAATGCCTATGGTAAAACCTTTAGATGATACTCAAAAAATGTTAATTAATGAGGAGTCACCTAGAAAATTTAAAGACATACCGCCTCAAATAGAAGCACCAGAGGATAGAACTCTGATACCTTCAGAAGAAGAAATGGAAGAAACACCTACGGGTGACAATATTTTTTCCAGCTTCTTTTCTTCTCTTGGCGATCTTTTTGATAGTGATGATGATGAAGACGTACCAATGCCTAAAGAAAAACCAACATTTAAAGAAGGTGGATCAGTTGAAGAAGTAGACTTTGTAGAAGAGAAGTCTGAAAAGAATGATCCTCCACCAGGAGCTACACCAGAAGAAGTAGCTGATGATATACCTGCTATGTTGTCTGAAGGTGAGTATGTGCTACCTGCTAATGTTGTAAAGTATATAGGCTTAGAGCGTATATTAGATATGCATAGAGGTGTGCTACGTGAGATACAACAGATGGAGGATCTAGGTATGATCCAGAATGTTGATGAGAATGGCAAGCCTGAAAATGACGATAAAGAAATGACTTTCCTAGAGCCTGAAGAAGGTGTAATGCAGGAAACAATAATTATTGCAGGTAAACCTGAAGATGGTATGATGTGTCCACCAGGATTTAATGAAGGTGTCTCTATAAATAGAAATGTAGATGTAGGAGATTTACGAGAAAACATTGCTAGTGAAAGATCCCCAAAAGGATTTACCACTACTTATGATCGTGATGTAGGTATTATAAACATAAAAACTCCTAGTGGTAATATTACTATGGAAGATTCTGTAATTGCTAACTACAATCAAGACCCTGATCAATCTGGAGATCAAGGAGATCCTGGTGATCCTGATCAAGGAGCAGGTTCATTTGATTCAGAAAAAGAAGCTAAAGAAGCAATGGATAAATCTTTTAAAGATATTGTAGATCAGTTTAGTTTAGACTTTAGTGAGTTTATGGGTGGTGCAGATAGTGATGCAGGGTCAGATACTGTAGGTGGAGGTCATTCTGTTGGTGGAAGTGATGCAGAAGCAGCAGGGGATGATACTGGATCAGATGAAGGATCAGCAGCAGCTGGAGCAGAAGCAGCTGGAGCAGCCAAAGGTGGACTTATGCAACGTAAAGGCTATGCTAATGGTGGTTCAGTAAACTATAACATAGCTGGTGTAGGTCAAGTAGGTGGTAATCTTACTCAAGGTGCTATGAATGAAATGTCAGAAGCCTTACCTAAACCTAAAACGTATGACGAAATAAAAGGAGATGTACAAGGATTTGAGTTTCCCGAATTAAATACAGCTAGTACAGATCCTGATAGTGAGAACTATTATGGTCGTAAACTACAGGGTGATTTGTTTAAACAACGTCAAGAAAAAGCTGACCTTGTATATAGACCAGATCAAGATAGAAATAATGCATATAGTAATGATTCAGAGTTACAGGTTTTATTAAGAAGGGCAGGAGTAGACAGTGACAATTTTGTTGACGTAATGGATCAATACAAAACTGGTGGAAATGATTTACTTGGTCAGGGTCCAAGCACATTAAACGAACAATTAAAAAGTGGTTTAGATGCATTAACAGATAAACGTAGGATGCTTAGAGATGGTATAAAATCTGATGATATACCTGAAGGTGCTACTAATAGAGATATGTTAAAGAAAATATTCTTTAATGAAATTGATGACTTTGGTGCAGAATTAGATTATAATAACTATCAAGCTAATGATAAAATAACTGGTATAATAAATCAAGACCCAGATAATTTTAATCCTGAAGCTACAGAAGAATATAAGGCAGCAATTAAGTCTTATGATTTAGATGGACCTGCTGATCCTCAAAAACTAGGCTATGCAGCAAGTATTTTAGATAGTGATAGAGGAGCATCAGCAATACCTGTAAAAGAAGACAAAGGTTCAGGTATTATGGGTGAAAGAAGATACGTTGAAGGCGTAGGCTATGTAAAAGCAGCATAGTCAAATCAGGGCTACCTTCTACCCTTTTCATGGTGAAAAGCTACTAGATGCCCCCGAAAGAAAGAAATTAAAATGGAAGCAATACAAGAAGAAGTAAAAACAGCACCAATAATGTATAAAAGAATAAGTATAGAAGAAGAAGAAAAAGAAATACAAGAACTAGAAGCAGCAAGAAATGCTGAAAATGAACAAATAGAAGAAGCGGAAAAAGATGAAGAAGAAACTCAATCTTTAGACGCAGAGGAAAAAACTTTTAAGAAAAGATATGGAGATTTAAGAAGACATCAGCAAAAGATACAAGAGCAACATTCTGATGAGATACATAAGTTAAAACTACAGATAGAAGGTTTAACTAAGAAACAGGTAAAGTTACCTAAGACTGATGAAGAACTAGAAAAATGGTCTGAGCAGTATCCTGATGTTGCAAAGATAGTAGAAACCATTGCTACTAAGAAAGCATTAGAAGCACGTAAAGATGTAGATGAAAAGCTACGTTACGTAGACGAAATGCAAACAAAAGTTAAAATGGAAAGAGCAGAGAGTGAACTAGAAAAACTTCACCCTGACTTTGCGGATATAAGAGCAGATCAAAATTTCCACGATTGGGTAGCAGAACAACCTAAGTGGATACAGTCTGCATTATATGAGAATGACACAGATCATCTTGCAGCAGCTAAAGCAATAGACCTATATAAGTTAGAAACTAAACGAGGATCTAAAAAAGCAAGTGCTACTAAAGATGCAGCTAGATCTGTTTCTAATACTAAACGCTCTGAAGAACCTACAACAGTAGATAAAAATGTATGGTCAGAGTCAAGAGTAAAAGATTTAAACAGTAAAGATTGGGATAAATTTGAAGAAGCTATCTCAGAATCTGTAAAAAATGGTACATTTGTATATGATTTAACTGGTGCAGCAAGATAAAGTGCTTGACAAATTAATTCAAATGTGATATACTATATACAATTATAAAACTAGCTGATGATTAAAACATTGGCTAGTTCCTTTTAGGAGCCTCTTTTATAGACTACCTCCTGTCTACGCTAACTCTTAACATATCAACTACCTACAATCGTTAGGCCAGGTTTATCCTACACCCTAAAGATGTAGCCTTGAAACTGTCAAAGTTGGCTCGTTTCGTAACAGCCGAAAGGAGATAACCAATGGCTTTTAAGACTGCAACTGGTTATGGAAATCTACCTAATGGTAACTTCTCTCCTGTAATTTACAGTAAGAAGGTACAATCAGCTTTCCGTAAAACTAGTGTTTGT